TTTTCAATAACAATAAAACCTGGGAGAGGTAATACTGATTGTATGTTAAAAGTATAATTAGTCATAGTTACGTTTATAGTGTTTTGAGTATCTGTAATATCATTTGTTAAAGTAAAAGCCTGTTCTACTTCTCCAATAGTATAAGTATTGCCAAAAAATATAGGAGATTTTACTTCTCCAAATCTTACATAATCTCCGTTTACTAAACCAGTACCTCTTTGATTAACTTGAATATTTGCATTACCATCTACATCAGCACAAATAAAAGGATCATTATGTCTTAAAAAAACTGCTGTTGCAGGTTCTGTTCTAGCTGGAAAAGCATGTTGTAATCCTTGTGGATCAGCTCCTACTGGTTTTGGTTGTAATTGAGGTTGTTTAGGTTCAAATTCAGAATTGTGTACCCACGCACCAGTCCATTCTTGAACCATTTCTCTATAAGGAAATGCGGCTCCTGATCTATAAGAGATCATTTGTGCTCTTCGGCCTTTAGAAAATCTAGACATTATATATTTGGATAGTATGTCTTCGGAGTAATAAATGTACTCGCTGCAGAACCGTCTTCAGATAGTGCTCGAGATAATTCATCCTCGTACAACAACTTCATCTCCTGTGTTCGTTGAGGTGCAAACTTCATAGATAAATAATATGAAAGTCCTGAAATCATACATGGTATAAATCTATAAGGTGTATCACTTGCGTTAGTATAAGCTCCTGCATCTTCAATTCTTTTAACATAATAAACGCTAAGAAAATTTCCTGCTGCAGTTGCGTTAGGCAATGGGTAGATTGTAATTGTAGTTTTTTCAATAAATCTTTGTACCCAAAATTGTGAAGGTGTTCCATTAGCTGCTTTGTTAGCTGTTGCAGCATATGCATCTCTTGCAACTTTTGTTAAACCTGTATCTGCTTGATTTGTTGTATTATAATTTTGTCTATAAGAAACATTTAAAATATCTGTAATACCATAAATATTTGTTACAGGAACTGTAGTTGCCTGTGGTGAAGCTGCGGCTGCAGCCGCACTATCAGTTGAATTTCTATAAAAAGTATAAATACCAGAACCTTCATCAGTTGCATCAACATTTGTAGTAGAACCTTGAACCAAGTTAATATTAGTATTTCCTACTTCCCAAAAGTGTATTCCTCTATTACCCCATTCTTGAAAAAGAACGTTTAATGATCTTCTAGCAGTTCTAAGTTGATGACCAGCTGTACCTACTAAACCCAGACGTTCATATGCGTCTGCAATAACTTCATCAATTGAAAAGTCCTGATCAAAACTATAGGACTGTGAAGTAATATTACTCATTAGTACCTACCCGTCGTAGTATACTGTTAAACTCACAAAACTGTTTGCTGGCATATCAACTGTTAAACCTTCATCAGCTAATACTCCACCATGTGCTGAAGCTGGATTAATTAATGTTTGAGCAGCTATTGGATTTCTAACTGCAAACAGTTCAGTTCCAAGTGTTGCACCACCATTAAAAAAAGTTGTAATTGTATCAGCTGTTGCTGCAGTTGTACCAAATAATTCTCTTAATCTAGTTCTAGATGCAAAGATAGTTTGTTCTGATCCACCAGATCCTGCTGCATTTCCTGCTCTTACAGCTGTTGTAGTTCCACCACTAACAGCTATTTGAGTAACTGTATTAAAGTATTGTGTAGTTGTAACTACTACTGCTCCGTTAGGTCCTGCAAGAATTTCAGAAACTATTCTTCCCAAAGCATCAGTTCCAGTAATTGTAAAATTTAATGCTCTTAAATCAGTTGCACCATCACCTGTGATGGTAACTAATAATCCTACATTGTCAGGAGCAAAAGTTGTTGCTGATCCAGCTAAAGTTAAGTTTGCTGCTCCGCCTGGTGTTTGTGCACCAGCGATAGAATCATTGTCTGCGGTTGTTGACGCAGGAATGAGTGTTATACTTTTAGGACTTACTATTCCATTTCCCATAATTTTTATCTCCTATTAATTTATACTAAGGCCCCGAAGGGCCCTAGTTAAATTTTATTAGTTAGCTCTTACTGAGTTTACAGATTGTAAATATTCAACTGTAATAAGTGCTACACCATTAGCGGCTTGTGCACCAGCTGCAGTATTAACAAGCATCATAACTTCTTTGTCAAGAGTTCTCAATGAGTTTCCTTGAGCTGCATCAGTATCTGCGTTTGATACATTAGCAAAGTTTACAGATTGATTAGCAGTAATAGTACCGAAATCATCTGCCCAATTTAGAGTTGCAATAGTTTTTAAACTAGCTGCAGTCGCTACTGAAAAGTAGTCTGGATCTAAAGTTGCTGTGTTTGAGTTGTTGAAAGACGAAGTTCCAAAACCAATTGTACAAGCACCACCCATATCAAAAGCGATAGGTACATGTACTCTCCAATTAACTATTCTTGAGTCAGCTGGAATATTGATATTGTTTGCTAAGTTTTTGTTCTGTGTGTTTACACTCTCAACATTACTAAAGTAATTCCAAAGTGACTTTAATGGATAGTTTGCTTGTGTAGCAGCTGCTGTTCCATTAGCTGCATCATAACCAATTGTAATTGCTCCAATTGAAACACCACCAACTAAAGTTACTGAAGTAATTGTTCTATATAACAAAGTACTTTGAACTGTTGCTGCTCCATTAGGACCAGTAATTGTTCCTTCAGTTTGAACGTTTCCATAAAGGTCAGTTCCAACAATCGTGAATGTTCTTACTGAGTCATTACCTGATGAAGTGATTGCAACTTTAGCAACACCATATACACCAGCTCTATCTAAAGATGCATCTGGTAATACATATGAACCACTAGCTGCAGTTCCGTCTACTGTGTTTGTTAAAGTAAGTAATCCCGCTGCAGTTCCAACTCCGTTGGCTGCTGCTGTAGCGACTGAGTCTGCATCAAAATTTAAGAACTCATCATCAAACGCAAACGTTTGACTCATGACTACGTATCCTGTGTTTCTTACGTCTACTGAAGGTGTAAAACCTGAAGTAGTTTGTATTTTACCGGCTGTTATTGGACCGGAAAAGTTAGTTTTTGCCATTTTATATTCCTCCTAGAATATTTAAATACAGTCCCTAGGGTTGTCGACTATACGCGTCTGCATTTAAAGTTTAATATTGTATAGTGAGTTTTTTATATATGATTTTTAAGTAGAGTGCAAGAGAGCCCGTAATAAAAGTGCGATTTCAGCGATGTAGCTTTTGTCTAAGTAGCTACAGAAACTTCTGGAGCAGCGCCATCAACGCTATTCTGTCTGTGAGCGATTGCAGCTTCTTCAAGCTTAATCTCAGTAATGACTTGTCTGATCTTATCATCAAGTCTAACCATATCAAGAGTATATCTATCTTCATTAATATGCTCCTGTTCCCACTTCAACTCCAAGGACCTTTTTTGTTTGTATAGGTCTTGTATCATCATTAACCTCCTCATAGGTTATTCGACTTATCTCGTTATTATAGTTGTTTCCGAGATATTCCCAATTTATACTCTTTTCTCCCAACTTGTCAAGGATAGATTGTTCAAGAGAAACAGCGTTATCTTCTGCTAAAACATTAAATTTAGCGTAGTGATCGTGCGCCCATATTTTTACTGTGAAATTTTTCATTGGTTTTTCTTTCTACTTATTAAATGTGGCCGAAACATGTTCGGCCACAAAATGATTATTGCTTACGCACCTTCACAACCGAAGATACCTCTAAAGTCAGAAGCGCCAAAAGCGTATCTTTCTCTAGCTTTGTATCTAACGTTGCCAGTATCAAAGTCTCCTTCCATTGACGTAGTCAACGGAGTTCTTGAGAACATTTTCATACCATTTGGAACGTCTGTAATAATGTACCAAGAATCAGCGTCAGTTAGGAAGTTGTTCACTCTGTAACCTTGAGGAATCATACCCATTGAGTTGATTGCATTGATGTCATTATCAGCAGTCTGAGTTCTACCTTGAGATTTCATCAATCTCTCAGCATTGAACTGATTAGCAGAAGGAATTATCATTTTAACTCCTTTTGCAGCAATTCTTAAACCTCTTTCATCAGACATAGCAGCGATATCAATCAGTGCTTGTTCTAATGAAGTTTCGTTTAAGTCAGCCTGCGTAGTTAAAGTGTTTGATACGTTACCCGCGATAGTTGGGTGAGCCGTACTAAACAAGTTAACGCCATCACCAGTTTGAAAAGCGGCTGCAGCTGCAATAGCTGGTAAACCGTTGTTCAATGGTGCTGCGCCTTTAACTTCTTTTGCATTAGACATAGATCTTGCTAGGGCTTTTGTGTATCTAGAAGAAAGTCTGTCATAAAGGTTGTCCTCTATTGCTTCTTCTGTGATAGCGAAAGCTAGCGCGATCGTTTCCATTGTGTATCTAGCAGTATAAGTTTCTTGCGCATCGTCATACGATATGCCAGCACCTTCTGCTTTTACATCTGCGTTAGCGAAACCAGATAACATTACTTCTTCTTCAAAAGCTCTGTCTGATGATTCCGTAGTATAAATCTCAGCGTGCTGATTATCATACCTTTTGTATTCAAGACCGAATAGTGCATTCAGGCCTGGTTCTAGTTCTTTAACTAGCTGTGCTCGTGATATTGCCATGTTATGCTCCTATTGTTCCTGTTCCGAACCATTGTGACTTATTAACAACCACCACAACAGAAGCTCTGCCTGAAAAGGCAGGTAATGCTGGGTTAGTTTGTACTACAGTAGTTAAATCCTCATTTTCAGGATCTTCTGCTACTCTTAGTAATCTCCATTGGTTGTTGATGTCATGAACAGTTCCTACTGTTAATTGACCATTTGATTGTCCAGATATAGTAGAACCGGAAGCTGTCGTAGTTCCTTCTGCTCTAACTGTTAAACCATATGTTCTTCCCATGTTAACTTGTGCTGCATCGCCAGTAGCGCCTAATCTAACGTCTAACTGTGCAACATATTGTTGCCATGGATTGTCTATTACAAACGCGTCGATGTCACCGTTGTTTACATTCGCTGCTGGTATCGTAGCACCAGGAAAGAATGAAGCAAAAGTTGGTTTTAATGTATTTGCATCTGTGTAGAAGCAACCATTAAAAACACCAATCGTTGGGTTTATAATAGCATCTTGTGCTGTAACTATATAACCAGGATCCACGTTAGCACCTGATGCAGAATCGTACTGCACAGGCATTCCCATGTAAAGACTAGTCGGATAGCCACTATCGATTTTGTATTTGTTCTGTCCGCCAGTAGAAGGTGTTGCACCTAATGTACCAGCAGCGATCAAACCAAAACCGGCTGTGTTTCTATTTGCCATTTTGTTTTTCTCCTTATGAACCTGCCGCGTTAGCGGCCTCCAGTTCGGTTTAATTTAATCGTTGGTTAAAGAAATATTATTTCTTATTGCCACCGAAGTTTTTGCTAGAACGCTCGAATTTCATCGGCATTCTTTTATCCTGATCCTTCAGTAAGTCGTTTTCTACAGCTTCGTCTTGACCTTCAGTTTGTCTTTGCTGATAGGCAACACGAGATTGCGCGAGTTCTTCGGGTATCCTTGCCAGGAGAAGGCCACCTACTCCAATCACTCCAGCGTATTTTCCGTCCAAGACAACAGGATATTGCTCAGAATCAAATTCGTCAGCTCTCACTAACTCATAACCAGATCTCAATCTACCATGAATATTCTTGGTATCGTTGAAACCCATTGACTCTGCTCTTATCCATCTGTGCCTGAATCCATCGGGCGCTGGTGGTGCATCTAAAGATGATGGGGGCTTATACTCTTTAGGACGTTCAGTTTTTGTCCGAGTTTCAGCCGCACGAGAAAGGTTTTTTTCGTTTTCTTTTGTCATATGCTTATGCTCCTTCCGTGAGTTTTAATTGTTTTGCATATTCTTCTAGTGGCACACCTAATTTTTTAGCTATTGCTACCTGTGATGATGTGAGTCTCACAGTTTTGCGACCAGACTTAACGCTTCT